CCATAATCTCATCATAATCAAAAGAAGGAGTTCCTCCTTCAGCTTGAGGATCATTAAAAATATCATCATCACTAGCTTGAAAAGATTTTCTTAAACAATAAGGTTGAAGAATAGCTAGTTCTTCTTGCGTGAAGAAATCTTTCATGTAAATAAATTTTTTCTCTTTTATCCCATCCAACATACGATACTGTACCTTTCTCCTTTTGTAATTGGCTTAACTGTGTGTGGATATAAAAAATCCGAAGGAAACATTAACACAGAACCTTTTCCTAATTTAGTTTTATAAATTTCTTTTTGTTTATCTCGTCTACCGATTGGATTATAGAAACAAAATTCTCCTCCCTCGTAATCATCATTTAAATTGATAATTGCTGTTAGTTTTCTAGTAAAACCCACTCCAGAATCAACGTGTACATCGTAATGACCGCCTTCAGAATATTTTAAAAAATCTGCCTGTAATAATTTATAGTCCATTGTAATGTATTGAAATTTTGTATGATAATTTAAAACTGGAATCTTTAATTGTTTTCTGACTCGGTGAAAAAACATCAACAAAGAAATTTGTTGTTTCATTAAATCTGGATTTTTGTAATTATATCCAAATGGGAATGCACTAATACCTTGAACATTTCTAATATCTTTTATTACCGTCCCTTTATTTTCTGCACCCACTCCCATATCTTTTAACTTTTCAAAATTAATAAAATTAATTGCGTGCTTGCAAAAAGATGGGCTCACTATGTGTGGCAATTCAAAAATTGCGTCTGTTATATTCATAAACTTTCTAGTTATCGAAATTTGTAGTAGACGTGTATGACGTCGGTCTTGCTCCTTTTCGAGTAATTTTTTCTGCCGTTGTTTCTGATCTATAACCAGTATCTTCGCTAGAATCTTCTATAACTTGAGTATCATCGTCCCATTCCCCCTGAGTTGCTGCTAAATGCGCTGCATCCCATAGGTCAACAAACTGTTGAAAACTTCCATAAAGTGCTGCAGTGTAGGGTCCGTTTTCGCTATTGTCTTTAAATTCTACTTGGTCGTTATCATCATTACCATCATCACTAAATTGAATAGCATGAAGGTTAGAAAATTTTGCTTGATTCCAGAAATCAGTTCCACCACAAACATATCCTTTAGCATCTTCCATACCAAAGTCTTCTGTTCTTTTAATGATCATTTCGTCTTCAAATACTACTGTCCAATTTCCGTGTTTTGCCATTTTATACTCCTTAAGTTTTGATAATATATACTAAAGTTATGTAAGGTTGCAAGACTGATTTTGCATTCCCTGTAAAAGTTGCAGATACAGGGTGACTGTGCGCTCCACCGCCGCCTGCGTTTCCTGAGGTTGTAAATCCTTGATCAGCACTACCTCCAGAACCTGCTGTGTATTGGTTACCACCAGATCTAAATGGGTGATTGTGTGAAGCCATTGTAGGTGTTGATATGGTAGTATTTCCTGCATTCCCTGAAATATTCCCTGTAGTAGTTACTGTATTTGCACCACCTTGTGTTGCTAATGCTTTATTTGGAGAAGTGTTTTGACAACATCTTCCAGCTAGATCAGGAACATTGAAAGTTGTACTTCCATCTCCTGTTCCATAGTTTGTTCCGATAATAGCAAATAATGCAGAGTACGTTGTTCTTGAAACTGCTTGACCATTACATTCAAGGAAACCTGATGGAATAGTTGAGTCCGTCCAAGGAACTACCAATCCAGTATTGACACCTTCAATACCTGTTAAATTTCCACCTGAAAAATCATATTTTGTTGCTTCGTAATTTGCCATTTTAATCCTATGTTTTAATTATATAGTTAAAAGTTGTATATGGTTGTAATACACTATCATCTCCACCTGTAAAAGTAAGACTTGCAGGGTGAGCATGTCCACCACTACCACCTTTATTACCCGTGTTTCCAGAATTAAGATTTAAAAAAGCACTACCACTACCTGGTCTTGAGTTTTGAGTTCCAGTTGCTCTTGTAACACTACCTGGGTGATTGTGAGAAGCGATTGTAGGAATGCCTAAAGCCGTGTTTCCTAAACTGCCAGTACAGTTACCTGAACTTGTTACACTATTTGCTCCACCAGTAGAAAACTGAGATTTATTTGGTGATTTTCCAACTGCTGTTCTATCAGTTAAATCTGGGATATTGAATGTAGTAGATCCATCACCTGAACCATAGTTAGTTCCAATGACTGCAAATAAATCAGCATAAGTTGTTCTAGATACAGCTGAACCATCACAACTTAAAAAACCACTTGGAATTGTCGAGTCACCCCAAGGAATAATTAAACCTGTGTTAACACCTTGGATTCCTGTTAGGTCTCCTCCATCAAAATTATATCTTGTCGCTTCGTAATTTGCCATATTATGTTTTGATAATATACATCACAGTCGAGTACGGCTGCAATACACTATCTGCTCCTCCAGTATAAGTTCCTGTTATCGGGTGATTGTGTGCTCCACCACCACCTCTATTACCATCATTAAAAGTTTGTCTTGCGTTGTTAATTTGTCCTTGTTGAGGTTGTTCGTGATCTCCTTCCGGCGGCTGAGCATTTCTACCACCTGAACCATTACCTGACGGGTGATTGTGGCTAGCTAATGTCGGAGTAGAAATTGTAGTGTTACCCGAATTACCGGATACGTTACCGCTTCCAGTAACGGTATTTGCTCCACCTGTTGCACCTAAACTATAGTCAGGGCTTTTTGAAATAATAAGTCTGTCTTCTAGATCTGGAAGGTTAAAAGTAGTTGAACCATCACCTGCTCCATAAGTTGTACCTACAACGCTAAACAATGTAGCATATGTAGTTCTTGATACAGCAGATCCATCGCACTCTAAAAACCCAGAAGGTACTGTTGAATCACCCCAAGGTAATACGATACCTGTATTTACACCTTCAATGTCTGTGAGGTTTGCACCATCAAAATTGTACTTAGTAGCTTCATAATTGGCCATGGATTATTTCTCCTTATATGTCCAACCTGTTGTAGCGTCTCCTGAGTAGACTAATTCTAAACCGGCACCTTGTGTATTGATAACAAGGTCACTTGCTGAATTAGCAATGTTAGAACCATTTCTTCCAACTGTTAATGCATTTGTATCAAAGTCATAACCTTGGTCGATGATGTGTACAGATGCTCCAGTTGATGGAGATGGTGGTAAGGTTAGAGTGAAAGCTGCAGTATTTGTGTTTGCTAAAATAGCTGCGCCTTCTTGAACTGTTTCAGCAGCAGATACTGCTCTCCAGTTTAATTTTTCTGAAATCATTTCAACATCAGTTCCGTCAGAATAAATTACATATTTATTTCCTTCAGCGATTTGAACACCGTTTCCAGTAGCTGTTTTTACTCTGATATTTTTACCTGCGTGATCAACTGAGTTGTGAATATTGTAAGTTGCTTCAATACCGTCTGGTATAATTACATCAACCGAAGTTGTTGCTAATGTTCCAGTTAATTCGATAGTTGCGTTTTTACCATCTGAAAGCACACCATCTGTGAAAGCTAATGTAACACCTGTTGTATTATTAACTGCAACTGCTTGATAACCTTTTGTTGCTTTACTAAGAATAACTAAGTTTGTATTTGTAATATCTCCCCAGAGTCCAGCTTTTTCACCGGTTACCATTAACTCCAGTTTAAGATCTGTAGAATAACTTGATGCCATAATTTTTAATTCCTTGTTTTATAATTTACTTATTTATGCGGCCGTGTCAACATCACTCCATGAGACAGCTGTTCCGGTAGAAACTTCTGTATAAGCTACAGTATCACCTGTGTCAACCTCTTTCCATACCTGAGAAACCTCATTTCCAAGCGAAATTACCACACTTTGACCTGTTGGGAAAGCATCTGCTGAAGCACCTGCTCCAGTAACTCCTTGAACTATATTAAGTGATAATTCTGTAGGACTAGCGATTGTATTTGGCTCACCTACTGCAGTTCCAGATGCAATAGTTAGAGCAGAACCTGTTACATTAACAGTTGCATCTGCAGTTTCTGTGGTATCTCCAATACTAAACTCTAAACCAAAACCGGTTAAATCAACAGCACCGTCTCCCGTTTCTGTAGTATCTCCAACGGATGTATTTAACTGTTGTCCAGTAACATCAACATCTGAGTTTGCTTGAGCTGTTACACTTGCAAGTGTAAGATTTTGTTGTTGTCCTGTAACAGGTACATTTGCCCAAACACCTGAACCACCCCAAACTTCTAGGCCCCATTCATCACGGCCCCAACCTGTTTCATTGTAGCCATCTAAAGTTCCTGCAGCAGAAGTTAATCCTATTCCAGTTAAACTAACAACTGCATCTCCGATAATATCTGTAACAGATCCAACTGAAGTATTTAATTGTTCTCCAGTAGGAGCGAATGTTGCTCCAATATCTAAAGAAACAGAATTTAAACTGAAGTTTAATTGTTGACCAACAATTGCATTTTCAACATCAATAACAACTGATCCAGTACCAATACCTGTACTTAATCCAATACCAGTGACTGCAACGTCACCTGCAATACCCCAGGCATTTTCACCATAAGTTAATCTTCCCCAACCTTCATTAACTTCACCTGAAACACCAACATTACCTGAAGCAGAATTTAATCCTAATCCTACTGGTGATCCACTTGCATCAACTTGATTTGTATTCCAAGAAGGGATTCCCCAACCTTTGTTACCCCAACCAGAATTAATTTCACCAACAGCACCTAAATTGCCCGTAGATAAACTTACAATTAAATTAGTATTTTCAACTTGTGCAGCTGCGTCTGGGCCTTGACCCCAAACAGATTCATTCCAAGCAAGACGTGACCAACCGAAGTCAACAGAGGCATCAATAACATAATCATTACTGAGCTCTACTGTTAAACTGAAACCAGTTAATGTAACGCCATTACTATCCTGATCGCCGAACGTGCCGGCGTTCCAACTAAGACTGCCCCAAGTGTTGGCCATAAGGAGTCACCTCCTTATGCGTTGCCAATTCTAAGAATAGCCGCTGAAGTTGTAAATGCTGGAAACTGTACTGTAAACGTTCCTGAAGTCGCTGTTTTGTCTGCACCAAAATCTAAAACAGCTACTGCATCAGTAGTGTTTGTACCACCGTCTGCTGTTGTGTTGTAAATTAAAGCGCCTCTAGCTGTAAGAGTTACACCTGTGAAAGATAAATCAGCGAAGTCAACAATCGCAACACCCGATGCAATCGAAGTGTTCTGCCCTGTTAAAGTTCCACCACCTGCTGTGTACTGACCAGTGTTTGATACTTCGCCAGCTGTTGCATAATTAGTAGTAGAAGAATTTAAAGTTGCAGTAGAAACATATAAAGCTAGTTTAAATGTATCTCCACCTGATGCAAAGTCATGTTCTCCATCTAAAAGTTGCTTTTTAAATGAGTTACAAACTGCTTGTGTTATTGCCATGTTTTACTCCTCTATTGTGTTTTAGGTAAACGAGGTGAACCTTGATCGTATTCATCTCGTCTCCTTCTTCCCATTTGTTCTACTGTAAATCCTTCGAGCGCTTGCTTATACTTTCCTTCGTAGAATTGGATCATATCAGCTGGACCTTTTAAAAATCCATAAGCCTCGACTAGGCTTGCATACAAAAGACCATTAGGGAATTCAGTACTTAAGTATGTAGTGGTATTACTACTTGATAATCCGTTCGGTTTCAAGATGTAATTTATCTGAAGTTGGTAGTTAAAATCAGGAGTTGGGGCTAAAACGATTGTATCTTCGTCCCAATAGCTGTAGTATTTCGGCAATCCAGTCGCTCCTGTTCCATTAAATTCTGATATAAAATTAGTATCTCTATATTCTACAAACTCGCGGCTAGAACCAGCAGCGCCTTGTGTTGAGTTTGTGATTTGAACTGATCTTAAAAGCAACGTGTTTTTAGTTTCCGGACTTGTAACATCTGGAAGATTTACATATCTTTGACCGTTTACAATATCGGCTGTTGCATATTTTCTATTATTATCTGAATCTACATCTCTTAAGATTCTAAATTCTGCATCAGAAATAAAACCGTCTAGGATAGCTGATGTAAATACATTTGAGTCTACCTCTGTATAGTTTCTAATCTTTTCTTGTAATTCTGCGTACGTCATGGTGTTAATGTAACCGGTCCTGCTGTTACAGTTGGGCCTCCTGAATTTTCAGTTATACTAGCTGTTGTATTTAATTCAATAGTAAATGTATTGGTTGTCACAGCTGTAATTGCAAAAGATGTTTCGAAAGTTGTAAATGGAAGTCCTCCAGGAGAACCATCAACATTTCTAAGTTCAATAACATCACTTACTGATCTACCGTGATTAATTTCTGTAACAATTACACTTGATGAATTTGATGTGGTAAAAATAGGATTGTTTCCTAA